ATCAAATCGGTAAGCGACTTCTTTTCCATTACTCCCCCGACTGTCTGCTATCGGTCTGTAAGTGCAAGAAGTTAGGAAAATTATAAGCAGTATGCTTAACCTTGCCATCAATTTTTTCCTCCTGTGGTTTGACTAATGGAATATCTAACCAACCATCTCTTTCAAAAAGAATTTTGATGATATGCTTAAATGGTTTTAAATCTTTGTTCATTCATCCCCCTTTTCTACAGTGATTGTCAAAGTGACTTTTTCACCTCTGAATGTTGGATTGTCAGAAAGATCATCTAACCATTTCCCGAGATGTTTTGAACAGATTCCCGTTTCATCTACAAGAGATGCTACGACCTCTTTTGTCTTCTTCATTTCCTTTTTTTTATCATCCCATTTTCTATCTAGGACTTCTACTTTGTAGTTATCTATATACATTTTCTACCTCCTGTGGTTCGTATATTTTTCCGTTCAATGTACATTCTGGGCATTGTTGAACGTGATCGTCTTCGTCTATGATGTAATCGTTTCCTTTACAGATTTCACATACTTCCTGTTGCATTACTTACCTCCTTTAATTTTTAAGTATTCAAAAGTTGTATTTTGACATAACTGCCACCAATCGGCATCTGGAATATTGATATTGTTTCTTTCACAATATTCTCTTTTCTGTTGCTTAGTTATCTCATAAGCGGTGGTCGGAACTTTTTTCTGTTTAATTCTTCCGCCCATTTTAATAATCTTTGCAATTGGATCACCCATTATTTACCTCCTTTCTTTTTTATGTTTCGTTTTTTCTTTGCTAATCGCTTCATTGAAGCGACGCTATTATTTCTATCTCTATTGCGAGTAGAATCCCCTAAATATTTTTTCTTTAATTTACTCATCTGAAAATACCTCCTTAATGAAATATAATAGAAATACGAATGCTCCGAAGTGAACAATCAAAGTTAAAAAATCATTAATCATTTTTACCCCCTGTGAGGATGCCGTTAGGCATCCCCCTTATTTTCAAATTGAATTTGTGAGATATGAAAGACAGAGAATTTTCTTCCAGAAATTTTCTCTTCAAGTTTGCCGTTAATTCCCTCTTGAAGATCAATAAGAGGTTTTGTTAATTTGGCTACCGCTTTTGTTCCCTTTGGAACAATGCCACCCATTTTAACTGCTTGCTTAAAAGTAAGAAATCCGCCTGTCATTCCTGTCTTCTCAAGAGTTTCTACATTCTTACCTTGATATGGTTTCTTTGTGTATTCGTTGTAAAACATTTTATTACCTCCTAATGTTTTATTCATGTTTACTGTTGTAATGATTTTTTATATTTTTGCAAGAAAATAATTATAAATATTTTATTATATTTAACCTATTGTATTTTAAGGATAATTCGATAGATTTTAAGACAGTGTATTCAGTTTTCTTTCTTTTACACTATTCCTCCTGTACTGTGGGCATTTGAGCAATCAGATGCCCATTTTTTCCGATTTAAGGCGTTTTTAGAAGGATTTATTTATCTGAAGGATATTCTATCAGAATTTTACTAATTATATGCTCTATTCCCTTAAATTGGGGTTTAATAGACCATTTCTTTAGGTACGTAATAGTAGATTTGAGAATAATATGGCCAGATCCTAGTTCTGAAGAAGATTTCATTGTAGATAAATAAAAAGCAAGTTTGTCTTCTTTCTCTAAAAATCCAATAACCTTGCAAGGTTCTATTTTACAATCTTCCGCATATTCTTCGTAAGATTGCCAAGCATTGGTTGTAGAGGAATGATCTAGGAACTCTAAATAAATTATTGTTTCATATTTGGTGTTCATTATAATTTTTATTAATTAACAATAGGAGACCAATATATGATTTAATCATAAGTTTAGTGTATATATATAAAGGCAAGGGTTATTTAATCCTTGCCTTTTTTATTTTTAATCTGACGGTCTTTGTTTTAGGCATTGCAGTCCGCTTCTTGCCTTTTTTACTTCCTACAATTTTCTTTGTATAAAGTTCTGAGATACTGCCAGATGTTGTAATCATTAGTGCATTAATCCATGACCAAACCAAATCACAATAATAATTGCGATTAGTTTCCATAGATTACTCCAAGTCCAATAAGGATCTAATTCATCAAGAACCCAATCTACTTTTTCCATAATCCAATTTTTCATTTTGTTACTCCCTTCACTTTTTCAAAACTACGTATTCCTGCCATACCAAGAAGTGCAAGAACAAGTGGCATTAAAGCGTCTAAATCTAAACTAGGAAGCGGTGCAGTTTCAATAGAAAAAAGTGCCAAAAAAAATAAAGTGAATTGCTTTGCTACATACTCCCAAAAGATTGCAAAGGCACAAGAGATACCGATTAGTGGCCTCCATGATCTTTGTAAGATTCCAGAAATGTCAGTAGCAGTAGATTTCGCATCTGCTAAATTAACATCTATTTGCTTTGCATTGATTTCGTTTTCTAATTCTTTTAAACGGATTTTGATTTTCCCTTTTTCCTCTTCGGAAACGTGAAATTCATCTATGATCTTTCCAACAGTTCCAACTAGACCTCCGCTAAATATTTTATCAAGCACTTAGACCTCTCATTCTTTTAGCTAATCTCTTTGATCTATTCGGTAATTGTTTTGCCCAAAGACTGTCGAGCATTTCCATTGATGCCATTTTGTATTGCTTGGCTAGTAGTGCTTGACGAAACTTTTGGAATTTCATTAACTTTGGCAACCCAAGATTAAACGCCATGTCTATTACTATCTCAAATGCTTCTTCGTGAATTTCATCTGCATTAACAAACTTCCTAGCATCATCAATCGCTTGATTTAAATCAGTATTAAATATTTGATCTACTTCTAAAGATGTTAGTTCTTTATCTATTAAATATTCCTCATCTGGAATTTTAATTAAATGTCCGACTCCGATAGTCCAATTATTTAAAGTATCTTTGTAAGCAGTATGCCTAATGCCTTCCGACAAAATAATATCTCTTTTAATTCTATCTATATTCATTTTTTCCGCACCTTTTTAACCTTTGGTAATAATTCGGTCATTACTTTGCTTATATCCTGTTGAAGGACATTTAAATAACCAATATGCAAATCTATACTATTTCGCTCTGTCACCTCTGCCAACTCTTCGTTTGTCATTGTTAATCGTATTTGATTACCTACTTTTACTATCCTCATAGATAAATATTATTATCCCAAGATCCATCTCTCTTCAAGACCATAGGCACAATATACGGAATCCCATTAGTAATCACTCCGCAAGACAATACCGGTTTGGCCAGATTTACTTTCATATATGCCATAGCTAGAGATTTTTTATCTACAAGGCATCCTACGGACATTCCAAAGTTTAAATGATAATCATTAGCTACATATTTAATTTCACTAACTGTATGGAAGTGACCCTGCACGCATGATGTAGCAGTCTGTTGCACCGCTTTGGAAATATCCTTGCAGAATTGATGGGCAAATAAAACTTTTCCTTTGTCTGTCTCTAAGGTCAATCTTTCCGTCCATTTCCATTTATTAGATACTTCTAAAATTTCATTGTAATCTTTAATGAACCATTTGCTCATTCCTTTGGCCATTGCTCTTCTTAAAATCATTGACCCATGATTAGATTCTAGCAACCACATGGAAGGAAAAATTTTTTCTAATTGTTTACAAAGACTTCTCACTCCCAATAATTCATCAGCAGGCGAAGGGAGGTCGGGATTAATCACATGGCTGACATTGACTGAATGCCAATCTGCCTCGTCACCAATATGAACAACGCAATCGCTCTTATAATGTTTATGTAATTTTTCTAAAAATCTGATTGCGTCTGGATGGTGATAGGGAAAGTGAAGATCAGAAATTACTAATATTTTTTTAAATATGCTCATCTGATGCGTTTACGCAAGCAAATCTGTATTTGCGAATATTGTATTCATCAAGAATTAACTTTAGGTCATTTCCTAAGATTTTACAATGTTCAAAGGATTGGGTTTTTTCATTAACAGAGATACAGACTGAATTGTAGCAAAAATATCCCACAAGGAATATTGCTTTTAAGGTCACTTGATGACACCTAGTAGTTTTGTAAATCCTACTAAAATTGCAACCACAGTTCCAATGACTACTAAGACTTTTAAACCACCTTTAGCATATTTAATTGAAGTATCTAAATCTTCTATTTTCTTATTAGCGTTGTTTAGACCTTCAGTAAGGTGATCTATTTTTTCTTCCATGACTGTT